TCAGGTTGGTAAGTGAGAGGTGAACCTTACTGAATCGGCCAGCAAATACTGCTGATTGCCAAACTCAAAAAGGCTTCTCACCTTTACAATGCTCCACGTTTCACTCAATCCAGTAGCTGCTAATGCTCTATTCTCCGTGTTATACTCATTTAATACAGTGAAATTGCTAAACTCCGCTAAAAACAGAGTCCCGAACACCCAATTTATATCGCTCACTACCTGATGCTGCAAGGGAGTTAGAGTCTTCCAAGGTTCCCCCTTAGGGTCGTTTGTACCCCTCATCGAGTGATGGTTAAAGCTCCTTCCACTCACACTTTTCTGCCCCGGCAAGAAAGCCCACTGTGCACCCCAAGCAGTCAACTCTGCAAAACTAGGGAACTTCAATTGACTCAGATCTGCAGAAGTCTTGTTCTGAACCTGCCAATAACTATCTTGAGTCAGAAGACTCGCTAAAATCCTCACATCTGGTGTGTTCGTTACATCTGTGTTAAGCACTCTAAAGTCAGTTTTTATGTGCCTAAACAACTGCCACTGACTGAAATAGTTAAAAAGCTGAGTATCTGTCGGCCTAGTTGCATTTGCAAACACTCTCTGATCAGGAGATGGATGCATTCTAATATAAGCCCACCGCCACCAATCAAGCGGACTAATATTAACCTTAGCAGCGCTAGTGCCAGTCCACCCCGGTCCCCCTGATACATACTGTACATAATAAGCAAGCAACAAATTTCTAAGCGAAAGCTCAATACTATAAACCCTAAAAGCAGAAGTTTCAGCCTGTCCAGACTGAAATACGGCATTGTTAACGAATATGACACCTTGAAAAAACACTTTCATAGAATTATATGGCCTTGTCTTTCTCACTACATACGAGCCGGGGTGCTGGATGTAAAATTTCCGCTTAAAAGCTTTAGAAAAGGCGTACCTTCGGTGCCTCCGGTACCCCCTCCGGTACTTTCCACTTCGATACCACCTCCCATACGGTCTTCTCTTAAAATGCCACCCCCCGCGCCTCCACGCATATAATCTACCCCAGGGTCTCCGTCTGAATCTGACCATTCCACAAAACTGTCCCACTCAGCATCAGACTCAGTCTCCTCACCCTCTCGAAATCTTCTCAGAAACTCTTTTCGCGCATCTCCTCTCTTTCTTTTCTTCGGTTTAGGCGCTCCCTCCAAAGCTCGGCAGGCGTCTCTTTTGAACGAGATAGAACTCAATAATCTCCGCGCGGCGTCGACTCTTGGCCCAATCTCTGCAGTGGAGGTACCAGAACGCGGCGGTTCGAGATCCCCAGGGTCTGTTTGCACACCGACTTCTACCGTTGAAACCGGCTTCCCCTCCAACTGAAACCAATGATTCCTGAAGCTCGTGCACCGGCACACCCTGCTGTGAGACACTCGACACTCCGTCAGCCAACATGCTATACCGTAGTTGAAACAGACCTGTTTCCACTGCGGGCACACACTATCCAACAGATCAATAGGAACAGCACTAAAACGATGATCAGGGCTGCCCATACCCCGAGAGCCTTACAACACTGAGAGAGACACACAGAGAGACAAAAAAAGACTCTTGGTTACCCCCCACCCAGACACCGCTCTACCCCAATAACCCCCTCTTTTTGCAATACGCAAAAATTCTGTGCCCCGAGCGGTGTGCGCACTCACCAGACCCTCCAGCTCGCTGACTGCTCGCACTCCGTCTCTGGCAAAATACCTACTGCCGACCGGTAGTGCACGGCAATAAGTACCCTGCCATAGGACGGCCCACGAAATGACGTGAACCAATGAGAGGGGGGGGAGGCGCTTCGCGCCTCCCCCCCCTACCCCCCCCCTCCACCAATCAGGGCGCGTGTGACAGGAAACCACAGGCAAAACCACACGGCTGAGAACATCCTGTTTATTAGCGTGTACACAGAGACGTCGCTCGCCTCCTCCGGAGGCTCGCTCCTCAACATTTTCTTATTAAAATCATCACCCAGCGCGACAAACGCCACAAGGCGTGGTAACCAACGATATGTAAGTATACAAAGAC